TCATGGAACTCCCAACATGGGAAGATGGAGTACTGGTACAAAAAAGAGTTCCGGTGCCGCTCCAATCGCTCACGACTGGCCAGAGCCTTCGGGTGGACACTCTTGAAGTTGAAATGTCTGTTGAGATATCTGGCCTTACGTCGGACAAGAAGAAGGGCAAATTGATGGTTCGACCCTGCTCTAATACACCTTCGTGGTTCAAAAAAGAGAACAATGCTGCTAAGGTAAAGCTGATCTTCAAGGGCAGTGAGCCACCAGAAGGTTATGCAAGAATCGACGATCAACTAATCAAGCTGCTTCCGTAGGAGAACATCATGGCAG